GAAGTGGGCCAGGCAGTACACCTATGACCTGATCACCGGCATCAACGAGACTACGGCGGCACGACTTCAGGCGGCGATCAACAATTGGATCGAGGCCGGGGAGGACTTCCCGGCGCTGGTGGCCAGGGTGCAGGAGATTTACGCCAGCCCGGTGCGGGCGGAGATGATTGCTGCCACGGAGATCACCAGGGCCTATGCTGAGGCGAACACACTGGCCTGGAAGGAAAGCGGGGTAGTAGAAGCCAGGGAATGGCAGACGGCGGCGGATGAGCTGGTCTGTCCGATATGCGGGCCTCTCCGTGGGCAACAGGCAAAGCTGGGCAAGCCGTTTCCTGATGGGATTGAGAATCCTCCCGCACATCCGAGATGCAGATGCTGGGTGACGCCTGTGGTGATGAGGAGTTAGCCCGTGGCTGATGTAACTATCCAGGTCGAGGGGTTGGACGAGCTCCTCAAGCGCTTTGGTGCATCCAACAAGATCGTGGCCCAGGCCATCGGGCGGGCCATGAAGAAGGCCACGCTACATCTCCAGGCCAAGATCGCGGTCTATCCTCCCCCTCCGCCGACCAGCACCTACCGCCGCACGGGCACGCTGGGGCGGAGTATCACCAGCGAGGTGAGGGGGGTGGGCACGGACGAGGTGCGGGGCATCGTGGGCACAGCCATTCCCTATGCCCCAGTGGTCATCGGCCCGGAGCAGCCGTTCTACATGAAGCACTGGAAGACCATAATCCAGCACGCCGAGGACGAGAAGCCGCAGGTGGAGGAATTCTTTGTCGAGGCGGGGGAGGAGATCGTGGGGGGGTTGGCGAAGTGATCATCCGTTGTCAGCTTTGCAACACTCCGATCTTTGAGTTGCGAAAGATGGGGAATGAGGTTATAATACTGATCAGGGTCAGGCACCACGGCCAGGAGCACATTTCGCTGGTAAATATTGCGGAATTATTGCGGTTGTTGGAAGAGGAGAAGACGGATGACGCAAACAACTAACGAATATGATGAATTGAAAGCGAAATGGGAGGCAAGATATAAGGGACCAGATAACCTAACCGATGATATTTATAACCTTGTAGCGACTTCGGCGGAATGGCAGGCGTTTACCAAGCAAGTGCAGGAGATAATAACTGTTCTCGGCGATGCAGTTCGTGCCTTCGCCCAAATATCAGAAGATTAGGATTCATTAACCAAATAGTGTACTGAAATCCAATAGCTTGAGCTGCCTTGACAGCCTGATTTGAACGCCCGGAGCGTCCGTTGCTCCGGGCGTTTTTTGGTGCGCCCAACTGAATAATCGAGCTACCCGATAGCCCCCTTTGAGCGTCCTGAACGCCGAAGGGGGCTTTTCGCTTTTTGGAGGTTTACATGCCATTACCAACACCGGATGAGAACGAAAAGGAGCAAGAATTCATCGCCCGCTGCGTGCCGCTGGTGATCGAGGCGGAAGAGTTGGACGCAGACGACGAGGATCAACGCAAGCAGGCCGTCGCCATCTGCTACAGCCAGTGGCGGCAGGCGACGGAGAGCAAGGCCGCCCAGGGGGCGGACGGCGTAGATGGGCAGGAAGTCCATGCCGACGCCGGGCAGGCCAAAGATAAGGAGGCTGTTATGACTGACGAAACAAAAGCGCGTGAGGATGTGACGGGCGAAGGCGCACGGGAGAAGGCGCGGGAAGCCCAGGAGAAGCGAAGCCAGAAGAAATTCGAGATCGGGAAGTACCGCGAGGAGGGGGGCAAGGCTGTCAGCCTGGACGCGATTCGGGAAAGTTTCTACGAGACATTCCGCCCCAGGCCGTTCAGCGAGATGGCTCCCACGGTGGAATTGTGGGTCAAGGACGTTTACCCAGACCACGTGATCGTGCAAAAAGGCACAGAGACCTACAAGGTGCCCTTCACTATAGCTGAGGACGAGACGATTGCCTGGGGCGAACCCGAAAAGGTCAAGGTGGAATATGTGCCGACCAAGGCCCTGGCGGTCAAGTTTGCCGACGAGCAGGCGGGGATCGTCGAGGGGCTGGCCATCCCCTATGGCGGCCCGATGGGAGGCAAGGACCTGCAGGGCGAATACTTCACGCCGCGCACCGACCTGGCACTGAAGTGGTTCGACAGGCGACCCGCGCTGTTCCACCACGGCGTGGATCCCGACGCGGAGATCGAGCCCGTGGGGGTGCAGTTCGAGACCAAGACGCTGGACGCGGGGCAGTGGGCGAAGGTGCAACTGGACAAGGCCCATCGCTACTACGACATGATCGCCGACATGGTGCGGCAAGGCAAGCTGTTCTTCTCCAGCGGGGCGATGCCCCACCTGGTGCAGAAGGGGAAGGACGGCGAACTGCTGCGCTGGCCGTGGGTGGAACTGAGCCTGACGCCGATGCCGGCCAATCCTTACGCAATCACGATGGAATCGAGCAAGCGGCATTACGCCGTGTTGGGGCTCAAGTTCTTCGATCCCGACGAGGGCGAAGCCGGGCGCGGAGCCGCGGACGCGGGCGCCTCGGGCCCGAGTGGAGAAGAGACCAATTATCAACCTGCACCTCCGGGTGCGCAATCAATCAAATCACAGGAGGTTTTTGACGTGGACGAGAAGGAACTGCAAGCAAAGATCGAAGCAGGCGTTGCCGCTGCACTAGCCGTTAAGGCTCAGGCGGAGAAAGAGGCCGCTGAGGCGGAGGCCGCCAAGCAGAAGGAGATCGAGACCAAGGCATGGGAGATGGCGCGGGTCCTAGTCAGCGGGCGCAAGATCGAGTTCCCCGTGACCGAGCCGGCGATCCCGGGCATGGTCAAGGACGTGTTGCTGGACGACGAGCGGACCGAGCCCATCGACCTGGCTCTGACGGCCATGATCTGCGGCAAGGTGCACACCGACGAGGATGACGCCACCAATACGGTGACGGTCAAGAAATACGTGCCTTACGATCCATCCAATCGGCTGCTCAGGGCGATAGCCATGAAGGCTTACAATGCCCAGGCCAAGGGGCAACTGGCGGCCAAGGCCCTGGCGGACCTGGCGGTGAAGTCGGATGAGGTGATGCATTCCGACCTCACCTCTTACGGCGCGGAATGGGTGCCAACCCTGTGGAGTGCCGAGATGTGGCGGAAGATCAGGCTGGGGGCCCGCATCCTGCCCCTGTTCACGGCGTGGGAGATGCCGAGCAACCCGGCCTACTATCCCATCCAGTCCACCGGGTTCACCATCTATAAGGTGCCCGAGACGGCGGACGAGGCGCAGCTTGTGTTCGGGAGCAACAACCCGTTCACCGACAGCCAGGTGGTGACGGGCAAGCTCACCTTCACGGCAGGCAAAGCCGGGGCATTGGGCTTCTTCTCCGAGGAGCTGGTGGAGGACGCCATCGTGCCTATCGCCACCGAACTGAGAACGCAACTGGTGGACGACGTGACGCATGGCATCGACGAAATCCTGATCAACGGGGATGAGACCGGTGGGGTAGCGGAGACGGGCAACATCAGCTATTACGGCAGTGCCATCGGCACGGTGAGCCGTTTTCTGGTGATCGATGGGCTGCGTCACCTGTGCCTGGTGACCAACACGGCCAACAAACGAGACGGTGGGGTGCTCGCCTTCGAGGACTTCCATGCTACCCGCCAACTGATGGGGACGCTGGGCAAGTATGGGGCCGATCCCTCGAAGTGCGTGGTAATCCCCGACCTTTCGACCTGGTACAAAATAAGCTTGCTGGACGAATATATAACCCAGGACAAGGCCGGGGACGACGCCGTGAACAAGACAGGTGTGTTGTGGACAGTAGATGGTATGCCCATCGTGATGACCGAGGACTATCCGCAGACGGATTCCAGCGGCTATATTAACGCTACCGCCGGGAACAACACCGTGGGATCGTTCCTGGTGGTGCGGCGGGATGGCGTGAAGATCGGCTGGCGGCGTCACGTGAAGGTGGTGGTAGGCGACATTCAATATTCGGACGCCCACTACATCCTGGCCACGGTACGGTTCGATCTCCAGACGTTCGACAGCGAGATGGCAGCCCTGTCATATAACATCACCATCTAGCCAGGCTTATTGGGGCGAGGAATCCTCCTCGCCCCTCTAGTCCAATCAATCAGGAGGTAAACATGAACAAGAGACAGACTTTAATCGGTCTGGCTGTCGTTTTGGCCCTGGTAGCCGTCGCCGTATTCGTGGCTGGCTGCGAGAGGCCAGAGGTCCAGGCTGTGCGGGAGCGGGCGTGCATCTACGCCAAGTGCGATAGCTACATCGCACTTGGGGCGGACATCCTGTGGTACTCGGACGACCGATCCACGTTGAAGGCGGCCGTCTACGGCGACAGCGGGCAGGTGTACTCGGCGAATACGATTGTCCTGGAGGGCTCGACGGCCGACGCTCACGAGACTACGCTGACGGTGACCGACCCGACGGCGGATAGGACGATTACCTTGCCAAACAACAGTGGCACGGTGGTCATCGCGCCGACGGCGGCGACGAACTACGGGGCGGTCTTCGCCGCGGTGAACACGGTGGCCTACACAGACACGTCCAACAAGACCATGTTCGTCATCCCGGCCAACGCCGACATCGTGGACATCATGCTGGTGGTGACCACAGCCTTCAACGACACCGGAACGGATCTCTTGAACTGCGGCTATACGGCTGGCTCCCCCAACGAGTACATCGCCAATGGCGTGGTGAGCGCGGTAGGCGTACAGCGCATGGGCGCTGACGCCACCATGCCCTACGCCAAAGTGGGCGACGTGGGTTCCAGCAACGTGACCGTGCTGTGCAAGTACACGGGGCAGAATGGAAACTCCAGCGCGGGGGCGGCGACGGTGCAAATCCTGTACCGAATAGACTAAACGACGACGGGGGCGGGGGCATCTTTCTTCTCTACTTCGACAAGCTCAGTACAAGCTTTCCCGCCCCCATAACGAGCCACTGAAGAGGCTACTATGGTGGGGATGGAGCCACTGAAGAGGCTACTACGAATGTGGGAGGCGATATGAGGGTCAGGATACTGAAGACGCTGAGATATAGTGAGTTCGGCGGCGACAAGGTGGGGGCCAGGGTGCGGGAGGAGGGCGAGGTGGTGGACTTCCCGGCCTGGTACGCCGAGAGCCTGGTGGGGAGCGGGTTGGCCGAGGCTGAGGCTGAGGTCGAGGCTGAGGCTGAGGTCGAGTCCGAGGCTAAAGCTGAGGCTGTGGTCGTCGAGGACAAGCCTATGCGGAGGCGGAGCAAGAAACAGGAGTGATGCCCGATGGCTTATCTGTTAAGTATACTGGTGGCGCGGCTGACGGCGGACGTGCCGGCGTACAATAGTGTGCCATCCAGCAGCCAATACGAGCAGGCGGTGGAGGACGCCATAGATGCCTACGGCCTGCGGAATCCCATCGTGGCCACCGAGACGCTAAACCTGGTGGCGGACACGGCAGACTACGATCTGCCAGTGGACTTCCTGGAGGTCATCAGGCTGCGGGCGCCCGAATCGGCGGATTATTACGACGAGGAATGGGAGATCAAGGGGGACGGGCACATCACCTTTTACCCCACGCCCGACGTGGCCCACGACTACGAGCTACGGTACTGCGCCAGGTACATGGGGGAGGCTTCTGACGGTGACACTGAATACGCCGATCTGACGAATACCGACGCCCGGGTATTGCTCCTGTATGCCAAGGCGCTATGCTTGCAGATGCAGGCGGACAAGGCGGCGCGGGATGCCTGGGAGTACACCGAGGGCGAGCAGCGGGTGAGCAAGGTGAAGCAGGCGGAGGCATTTCGGGGGATGGCGCAGCAGGCGTTGGCCGACTACGAGCGTGAGTTGGCGCGGGTGCCGACGCACAGGCGGGTGGGGTTGACCCAGGCGGCGAAGAGCGGGGATTAGCGAATGGCGAATAGCGAATAGCGAATGGCGAATGGCGAATAGCGGATGGCGAATAGCGGATGGCGGATGGCGAATAGCGAATGGCGAATAGCGGATGGCGAATGAATAGAGGCGGGGGAGATGCTGAACAGTGACGATTTGGCGGCGATGAAGGCTACGGTGGCTGACATCATTGATGACCAGGAGGCCACCATTTACATCAAGCGGGCCAGTGGCGAGGTGGACGACCCTGGGGCTCAGAATGTGCGGCTGGTGGGGCTGGGGCAACGACCGTACGAGAGGACGACCATCGGCGGGAACGTGGTGCAGATTGCCTGTCTGGTGGTGGGGGAGACGACACTGGACATTGAGCGGGGGGACAAGTTTCAGGCTGGTGGGCAGTGGTACGAGGTGGTGGAGCTACGGCCTGGCGAGGACGTGAAGGTCGTGGCGGAGTGCAGGCTGGTGACGTGAGGGTTGAGGTGTAGATGACCATTCAGCGATTGAACGTTGGCAACCGAATCCTGACCATCCCTGATTTTGGGGTGGAATTCTTTGCACCGAAGGCGGCTATGGGCAAGCTATATGGTGGGACGGCTCGCAACGGCAAGCTGTACCGCTGGAACGATGTGGACGCCTGGGAGGAGGTGGCGGGCAAGCTGGGGGCGGAGACGTACATCTTGTCTCTGGCAGTCTACGGGGGGAAGCTGTACGGCGGGACATATCCCAACGGCAAGCTGTACCGCTGGAACGACGTGAATGCCTGGGAGGAAGTGGCGGGCAAGCTGGGGGCGGAGACGCACATCTTTTCTCTGGCAGTCTACGGGGGGAAGCTGTACGGCGGGACGGCTTCCAACGGCAAGCTATACCGCTGGAACGACGTGGACGCCTGGGAGGAGGTGGCGGGCAAGCTGGGGGCGGAGACGTACATCTGGTCTCTGGCAGTCTATGGGGGGAAGCTGTACGGTGGGACATATCCCAACGGCAAGCTGTACCGCTGGAACGACGTGGACGCCTGGGAGGAAGTGGCGGGCAAGCTGGGGGCGGAGGAGCACATCTTATCTCTGGCAGTCTACGGGGGGAAGCTGTACGGCGGGACTCTTCCCAACGGCAAGCTGTACCGCTGGAACGACGTGAACGCCTGGGAGGAGGTGGCGGGCAAGCTGGGGGCGGAGACGCACATCTTGTCTCTGGCAGTCTACGGGGGCAAGCTGTACGGTGGGACATACCCCAACGGCAAGCTGTACCGCTGGAACGACGTGAACGCCTGGGAGGAGGTGGCGGGCAAGCTGGGGGCGGAGACGCTCATCTACTCTCTGGCAGTCTACGGGGGGAAGCTGTACGGTGGGACATATCCCAACGGCAAGCTATACCGCTGGAACGACGTGAACGCCTGGGAGGAAGTGGCGGGCACGCTGGGGGCGGAGACGGAAATCCGGTCTCTGGCGGTCTACTAACGGAAATCGAGAGGAGGTCGAGATGCCTATTCAGGTGCAGGTGAGAGAGGTCAGCTTATCGCAGCGCGAGAGTGGTGAGGCGGTGATTGTGCTGAATCTGGTGACCACGAATACGGCCCACCCGGGCAAGGAGCTGCGGTTTAGCCAGGCATATAAGGTGACGTTGTCGGCGGGAGAGATCAAGGCACAGATTGACGCGGCGGTGAGGTTACTGTGGGTGGCGATGGGTTTGCCTGAGTGGACGGTGTGAAGAAGGGACAAGGGACAAGGGACAAGGGAGCAATCTGCGACCCTGTGACCTTGAATGTGGGCAAGTTTGCAAGTAAGCAAGAAGGAGGGTTCGGAAATGCCTAGTGAGTTGGAGGTTAGCATATTGGCGCGTCTGGACGTGCTGGAAAAGCAGGTGGCGGCGCTGACGAAGAAAGTGGCCGGGCTGAGCAAGCAGCCGGCTGCGGCTCAGCGGCGGGCGCCGGAGGAGAAAGAGGAGGGGAAATGAGCAAGAGAATTTTATACGGCGGGGGCGTCATTCTGGCGGTAGCACTGCTGGTGGGGCTGCTGGCTCTGGGCGGGTGCGAGCGCCAGGTGGCCGAGGTGCAACTGGCCAGCCACTTTGCCGGGCCAATCGACATAACGGGTGGTGGGACGGCCAGTGCGCCGGCCCTGTACCTGGCGGGGGACAGCGATACTGGCTACTACCGTTCGGCGGCGGATAACGTGGATTGGACGACTGGTGGCACGCGGCGTTTCAACCTGTCGTCGAGTGGGCTGGTGTTGTATGCCGATGGTACTGGCTGTGCTACTCTTGTCGGTGCGGATGCGGCTGGGGCAGCGAACACCTGTCTGGACACCACTGGCGCGGGTGCGATCACCATCGGCTCGGCTGACGTGACGACGGTAACAATCGTGGCTGATGGCACGGCGGACGCGGACTTTGTAGTGCCCGAGAACTCCATCGGCCCGGACGAGGTGGCGGTGATGAGCGATTGGGTGATCTTCTGCGGCCAGGCTGCCGAGAACGACACGATCTACTACGGGCCAGCCACCGCAGTATTCGGTGGTGACGGCTCAGCGTCGTATGCTATCTCCAGTGCTGCTTGCGATGCGCTGGACAACGCCACCGAGGCCACGGCCGACGCACCGATCTTCACTAACGTAGCGTTTAAGATCACCGGGCTGTACTGCAAACAGTCCGGGACACTGGGCGCGGGCGAATCTGCTACTTTCACTGTGCGCTCGGCGACGGCCGATACTACGCCGGCCATCAGTTGTGTGATCAGTGCGGGCGAGACGGACTGTCGGTCACTGACAGGCAGCACGACCGACATTACTGCTGGCGCGACGGTGGCGGTAAAGGCGGTGCAGGTGTCCAATAACACGGACGACGATCACTGGTGCAAGGTATACGTGGCATATAAGTAGGACTGTCGTGTTGATCGCGCACCAGGGCTAGAGAGTGGGAGGTGAGGAAAATGAGAATGAGCTTGTTCCTGGGCGGGGTGGCCTGGGCCACGCATCGGTTCTTCGCGTGTGAAGGCCCTCGGCACCTGCACCTCGACCACGGTGTGCCGCCTGGCGAGAACTGGGATCTTACGTCTATTCATGCCAAGAACAACAGCGGCTGGACCGAGGAGATCAACGTGGCGATCTTCTCCGAGGACATCCGCGAGTGGATCTGCCTGGCGAGCAAGGCCAACGTAGAACGGTACGATGGCGTAGCCTGGTCGGGATCCCTGCGAATGGGCGAGAAGTGGCAGCTTGGCGCCTGGTTCAGGGGTGCCGAGGTAGGAGATGTGCTCCAGTTTGATGCTACCTTCACGCGGCATGGAGTAGTACTCACCCGCTCGGGCAAGGCGGCGCCCCTGGGGGATATAACGGCGTCGGGCGCGCCCTACGAGTAGGGGTATCGGCGAAACTTAGCATGGCGTCTCTCTGGGCGGCCTGCGTCTTGGGTCGTCTGGTTGACGTTTTTCCTCCTGGCAAGGCGGGGTGCTGGCTGGCGCTCCGCCTTTGCTTTGGGTGTCAAAGAAAGCGCAGTCTGCGTAGTTCAGCAGAGTGCGCGTGTAGCAATAGGCGGAGCATCCAACTCTCAATTTTCGCTGTGGAGAGCTTTTGGGTGTCAAGGAAAGCGCAGTCTGCGTAGTTCAGCAGAGTGCGCGTGTAGCAATAGGCGGAGCATCCAACTCTCAATTTTCGCTGTGGAGAGCTTTTGGGTGTCAAGGAAAGCGCAGTCTGCGTAGTTCAGCAGAGTGCGCGTGTAGCAACAGGCGGAGCCTCCAACTCTCAATTGAAGAAAGGGGCAGGGTGGCAGCGGGGCGGTCTTTTTCGCCACGCTGACACGCTGCCCCGTGTGTGGGTGTCAGAGTCACCTTTCAAGGCAGGCGGTTCGCTTTCGTTGGGGGGAGCTTTTGGGTGTCAAGGAAAGCGCAGTCTGCGTAGTGCGGAGCAGGCGCGGGGGCGTGGGAGCGGAGGGCTTTCGCGTTGAAGACAACTTCGCCCCCTGCGTCCTGCGGAGCACGGAGCAGACTGCGCGTGTAGCAATAGAAGGCAGGCGGTTAGCTTTCGTGGGGGGGAGCTTTTGGGTGTCAAGGAAAGCGCAGTCTGCGTAGTTCAGCAGGCTGCGCGTGTAGCAATAGGCGGAGCCTCCAACCCTCAATTGAAGAAAGGGGCAGGGTGGCGGTCTTTTTCGCCACGCTGCCCCGTGTTTGGGTGTCAGAGTCACCTTTCAAGGCAGGCGGTTAGCTTTCGCTGTGGAGAGCTTTTGGGTGTCAAAGAAAGCGCAGTCTGCGTAGTTCAGCAGGCTGCGCGTGTAGCAATAGGCGGAGCATTCGACTTTCAATTAAAGAAAGGGGCAGGCAGCAGGGCGGCGGTGTTTGCCGCGCTGCGTTTTGCCGTTTTGCCCCGTCCTGCGGTGTTGGGGACACCTCTCAGTGCAGGCATTTTATATTTTAGCCGCCGCTTGACGGCCCAGGTGAATAGGGAACACCTGGGGTATTCAGACTCAACGTTGTTAAAATAGAGCCCTGGGCCGTCAAGCGAGCGGAGAGAGGCCGGGCTGGTAGAGAAAGCACTGTCTGCGCAGTTCAGCAGACGGTGCGTGTTGCGGTTGTACAAGACACGTCAGGCTGTCGGAGAGAGGTTTTCTGAATTCCCTTCATTTGAGTATTTAGCGGGGTGCTTCCGGGTATCTTTTATCCAATGTCTTAGCCGCCGCTTGACGGCCCAGGTGAATAGGGAACACCTGGGGTATTCAGACTCAACGTTGTTAAAATAGAGCCCTGGGCCGTCAAGCGAGCGGAGAGAGGCCGGGCTGGTAGAGAAAGCACTGTCTGCGCAGTTCAGCAGACGGTGCGTGTTGCGGTTGTACAAGACACGTCAGGCTGTCGGAGAAAGGATGGCACATTGAAGAAGGGATGGCGCATTGATCAGCTCGACCAGGCTTTGGCTCACGTCGAGATCAGCTTTGATACTGTCGTCGTTGCCTACTCTGGAGGTAAAGACAGCACGGCATCCCTGGTGTGGTGCAAGGAGGCTTTCCCGGGGAAGATGGTCCTTGGCTTGCTGGCCGATACCGGGATCGAGCCGCCTGGGACGAAGGAGTACGTTGAGCTGGTAGGGCAGCGCACCGGGATTCCGATCGTTTGGTGCGATGACCCGGTGCACCTCAAAGATGGCCGGGTGTTGCGGGATGTCTTCGATGTAGTGCGGCGCAGCGGTCGGTTTCCTCTTCCTGGGAGGTGTGATTGGCGGAGCTTGCTGAAGACAGAGCGAGTGAGGCGGTGGCTTCGAGCTCAGAAGCTAGAGCGCCCCGTGTTGGTGATGGGTCAGCGTTGGGAGGAAAGTGCACAGCGAAGTCGGCTGCCGTACTTTTCCGGGGGGCAAGCGTGGCGAAACGGGGCTGAGATATTCCGTCCCATTTTGGCGTGGGTGGTGGAGGACGTCTACGCTTACGTGCGTGAGCGCGGCGTGCCTTTGCATCCTGCATATGAGTGGGGCTTTCGGCGATTGAGCTGCATGCCGTGCGTGATGGCGCCGGCTGGGGATCTGGAGCTCCTGGCCCAAGTGTACCCTGAGCGGCTGGAACGGATGGTGGCGTTGGAGCAAGAGATCGGGGTGAATTTTCACCCGCGGTATTCTATTACCCGCTTCATCGGGAACCCAGATGCAACGAAGGTATGAGGGACTTTGGACGGCGGCTTTAGCCGACGGTATGAGAGGTCAGAGCTGTTCCTCTTGCGGGGCGGCGACGTTTGTCACCGACCCCGGGGCGCGCCGAGGGCAGCGCTTTAGCGCTTTGCCCGATGGCGCGGTATGAGAGGTCAGAGCTGTTCCTCTTGCGGGGCGGCGACGTTTGTCACCGACCCCGGGGCGCGCCGAGGGCAGCGCTTTAGCGCTTTGCCCGATGGCGCGGTATGAGAGGTCAGAGCTGTTCCTCTTGCGGGGCGGCGACGTTTGTCACCGACCCCGGGGCGCGCCGAGGGCAGCGCTTTAGCGCTTTGCCCGATGGCGCGGTATGAGAGGTCAGAGCTGTTCCTCTTGCGAGATAGCCTTCCGTTTTTACTTCAGACTATGTTAATTATGTCCTGTGTAAGCAGGTTTTGACATAACGTGTTGTCTCGAACAAAAAAAGAGGCCCGGCCAAAGAGGCCGGGCCTTGCTCGTGATGCGTTGAGCCAACACTTCTTATCAGGGCCTGCCGCCGCCGGCCTGGCGGATGCGCCGGCTGGGTTGGCGCAAGAGGCGCAGGCCTTTGGCCTCAAGCTGGCGGACCTTATCGCGCTTGAGGCCAGTTTTGGCGGCAACCTGGGCGTAGGTGTCGCCACGGTCGCGGCACTTGAGCACCTGTTGGATTTGGGGGTCCAGCGTGGCCATCTCGCGGCGGGCAGCACGGGTGGCCGCGCGGCGGTCAGCAAACTCTACGTGGTCGCCAAACAACATGCTGAGTATCCTGCTCATTGCTTCTCACCTCCTTTTTCATGCTGTTGCATACAAAAGATGTGCCTGAGTGAGGATGGCGTGGAGCCTGGTGCCATCCTGCACCGCCACGTGTGTCGCCCCCCCGGCGATGGCGCGCCCGGCGTGATCGGCCAGATATATCAGTTCGCCAAACCTGGTTTGGCGGACTGACGGGTGATTATCGAAGTGAATGTACTTCTCACCGTCCGGCAGGATGGCGATCACCACTGCCGAGCGGCCGCACCGCACGGCCGCCTCGGCGAGCGGCAGAAGGGCGACCCTCAACCCGGGATTGGCTTGCTCTATCTCTAGAGCAGTAAACTCTTCCGGGTAAGGTCCTGGGAATCTCACTACGAGGGCCGAGTGGTAATGCGCTGACCAGAACCGCAGGTTCTGGTCAACGGCGTCGGCGTTGGTCGTATAGCCCCTCCTGGTATCCAGGGCCGGGATTTCTTCTCGCCCCGGCCACGGGCTGCCATCTCCGCCGACGACGACGAGGGTGCCGTCGCAGAGCAAGCACATCTCGTAGTCCCCCCAGGCATCGGCAGGGCGCCGATCTACGACGATTGCGTCGCCGACGGGGAAATTTTCGCTCCGGCTGAATTCGACTTTGTTTACCATGTTGTTTCCTCCTGCTTTTCTTGTTAGTAGCGGCTTGCACCGCTCCCTACTGCTCCCAGTTGCACTCCGGGAGCAGGTGGGAGGGGTCAAACTACGAGTGGGCGGCGGCATTCTCGCAAAAGACCAAAGCGGCTGATTTCCCGTCAGCACGGAGGCGTTGGTGGAGCGGGCGCTCTCCCCGCTTATGCTGTTGTCGGCGCAGCGATTATTTCTGCTGCGCCTCGTTGTAGGCAGCTACGGCTGCCTTCAGTTGCCCTATCGCCCCGGAGCCGGCCTTGCGGCCCTCGGTGGAGCAGGCAAATTGAGCGGCTTCGATGACGGCCAACTCTCTCAAGCGGCCA